GTTGCTGGTGAAGGATATTTTGTAAATACAACTTCAGGTGAGGTAGATGTAACATTACCAGCAGGAACAGCAGGAGCAGTTGTTGCAGTTAAAGATTATGCAAAAACTTGGGACACAAATAATTGTGTAATAATCTCTAATGGTTCAGAAAAAATAGGTGGTTCAACTAACAATGCAATTTTATCAACAGAAGGTTTAGCAGTAACATTAGTTTACGTAGATTCAACACAAGGTTGGTTAGTAACTGATGATGGTTTACAATCACAAGCAAATACTAATGCATATATGATAGCAACAGGTGGAACTATAACAGAAGATGGTAATTGTAAAGTTCACACATTTACAGGACCAGGAACATTTTGTGTTTCTACTGTAGCACTTAATGCAGCAGATAATGTAGTTTCTTATTTGGTAGTAGCAGGTGGTGGTTCAGGTGGTCCTAAATATTCACCAGGAGGTCAGAATGCTGCAGGTGCAGGTGGTGGAGCAGGTGGTTTTAGAGAACTTGTTAGTCCAAGTTCACCTTATACAGGTAGTCCTTTAAATGGTTATCCAAGTGCACCAAACAGAATTACAGTAACAGCAGCAGGTATTCCAATAGCAGTAGGAGCTGGTGGTGCAGCAACTCCAGGTACTCCTCCCGGAATAACAGGTAATCCCGGAAGTGTATCAACTTTTTCAACAATAACATCTGCCGGTGGTGGTGGTGGCGGACAAGATACTGTAGGTGGTGACGCTGGTGGTTCTGGTGGTGGTAGAGGTGGTGAATCTAATCCTGGTCCAGGAGGAGCAGGAAATACACCTCCAACAACTCCCCCACAAGGTAATCCAGGAGGTGCAGGAGGTTTTAGTAGTCCTGCTTATGGAACTGGTGGCGGCGGAGGAGCAACTGCTGCTGGTGTGGATGGAACTACTTCTGCTTCAGGAGCTGGGGGTGCAGGAGGAACAACTGAAATTGATGGAACTTCAAGAGCTTATTCTGGAGGCGGCGGTGGTGGATCTTATGCAGGTACCGTTGCACCAGGTGGAACTGGTAATCCAGGAGGCGCTGGTGGTCAATCACCAGGTAACGCTTCAGGAGCAGGCACAACAAATAGAGGTGGTGGCGGTGGTGGTGGCGGTGGTCCATCTTCTCCTGTACCAGAAGCAAGAGGTGCAGCTGGTGGTTCTGGAATTGTTATTATTAGATATAGATTTCAGTAGTTGAATGATAATTAAAAATAAGATATAAGGAGAAACATTATGGCACATTTTGCAAAACTAGGAGCTAACAGTAAAGTTATTCAAGTACTAACTTTGAATAATAGTGATATGTTAAACGCTGATGGCGTTGAAGATGAATCAGTAGGTCAACAATATTTAGAAACACACAATAATTGGCCTGCACAAATGTGGATTCAAACTTCATACAATACATCAAGTAATACACATTCAGGCGGTGGAACACCTTTAAGAGGTAATTACGCAGGTATAGGTTATACTTGGGACGAAGACGATCAAATCTTTTGGCCTAAAAAACCATATGCTTCTTGGGTAAAACATAACGAATCAGCTTCTTGGAAATCACCAATGTATATATTACATCCAGGTATGCAAAAGAAAGTATTAACAGAACAAGTTTTATATTATGGTGATGTGGCGATGCCTAAAAATTGGGACATTGACCGAGATAAATTATCAGGCAACATTTTACAATCAGTAATTCAAAACAAAGATTTTCCATTTTCACGAACTTGGGATATGTTAAATACATATATGCGAGATCACATTGGTCTTGAGTATGGTTTTAGTTTAATCAACAAAAAAACGTGGGGAAATATTTATAAACCCAGCGAGACTACAATTCCATTATTAAATATTGATCCAGTGGATCTACGTAACTCTCCAGACTTTACATTATTATATGGTGTAAAAGTTAAAGATTGTATGGTCAGAATACACTTTGAAGATAACAGACGTAAAGGAAGAAGTTGGGATATAGAACTTAAAAATAATATGTTCATTATGTTTCCATCTACTAATATGTATTACTTAACCAATAATCAAAAGGATAGTTTAAATTTCGTACAAACTATAACGTATGAATATATCTAATTACTACTGGCATTTTCCTTCAGCACTAACACCAAAGTTTTGTGATGATGTTATAGCTTATGCAAATTCACAAGAAGAAGTTATGGCTAGAACAGGCGGCTATGGTGATAAAAAATTAAATAAAGAAGAAGTAAAAGATTTAAAAAGAAAAAGAAACTCTGATCTAGTATGGTTAAATGATACTTGGATTTATAAAGAATTACATCCATACGTTCATATGGCTAACAAAAATGCAGGTTGGAACTTTGATTGGGAAAGAAGTGAGTCTTGTCAGTTTACAAAATATAAACACAACCAATACTATGATTGGCATTGTGATAGTTGGGATAAAGCTTATGACAGAAAAGATCCTAATCATCCAGAGCACGGAAGAATTAGAAAACTATCTATGACTTGTCAGTTAACAGACGGTTCAGAATACACGGGTGGTGAACTAGAATTTGATTTTAGAAACTATGATCCACATATGAGAGATGAAAGTCAACATTTAAGAAAAGCACAAGAGATATTACCTAAAGGTTCTATTATTGTTTTTCCTTCATTTGTTTGGCATAGAGTTAAACCAGTAACTGCTGGCACAAGATATAGTCTTGTTGTTTGGCATTTAGGAAAGCCATTTAGATAATGTATATAAATAATTATTTTAACACAACCATTTGGTCAGAACAAAAACCAGAGTTTGTAAAATCTTTAAACAAAGCTTCTAACAAATATATTAAAGTCATCACAGTGCACATATACATTGGAATCAACACGTATCAGGTTTTTACTTTTTAAAATGTAGTGATAAAACATCTATGCCAGTATTTCACGAACCGAGAACCGGGGCAAGAGCTACAAAATTAAAAATGAAAGATCAAAAAGGTGTGTGGGGTGGTAGTGAGCTTATACATTTTAAACCTACGCCAGGTACATTAATTATATTTCCAGGATTTTTAGAACACGAGTATACAGTAGATTTTGGTATTGAGCCTTTTAGATTTATACATTGGAACATACAAGCAGTGCCAAAAGAGATGGCTAAAGATGTTTAAAAAGAAAAAGTATACAGTTATCCGTCAAGCAATCTCAAAAGATCTAGCTGGTTTTGTTGCAAATTATTTTATGATGCAAAAACAAGTATATGATACTTGTAGAAACGCTAGATACATATCACCCTTTGAAAATATTATAGGTCACTATGAAGGTAAAGACGAACAGATACCAGAAACCTATAGTCAGTATTCTAATATAGCTATGGAAACTTTGTTACTTAAATGCCAACCTAAAATGGAAGAAGTAACAGGACTTAAATTATATCCTGCATATACTTATGCAAGAATTTATAAAAAAGGTGATGTTCTTAAAAGACACAAAGATAGATTTAGTTGTGAGATATCTACGACTATGAATCTTGGTGGTGATGATTGGCCAATATATTTAGAACCAGATTCTAAAAAAGGTGGTGTAAAAGATGGTGTGGGTTATGTATCTGATAATACTAAAGGTGTTAAAGTAGATTTAAAACCAGGAG